GATCGCGGTCCTCATGTGGGGCGGTCGGGTTTCGATCATCTCCACACACAACGGCGTTGAGAGTGACTACAACAAGCTGATCGAAGATTGCCGCAAGGGCGAGGTGGACTATTCCCTCCACCGCGTCACCCTGGACGACGCCCTCGAGGATGGCCTGTTTCGGCGGATCGCGATGGTCCTCGGGCTGCCGTGGTCACCTGAGACCGAAGCAAAATGGCGCCAGGACCTGATCGACTTCTACGGCGCCGACGCGCAAGAGGAGCTATTTTGCGTCCCCGCGAAATCCGGTGGCGTCTACATCGGGCAGGGGCTGGTCGAGTCTGTCATGGTGCCGGGTAAGGTGGTTCGCCTGGAGCTCCCCGATTCGTTCACCCACAAGCCGGAGCAATACCGGACGGCGGAGATCGATCGCTGGTGCAAACGCGAGCTTTCCCTCCTGCTGGCCAGGCTCGACAAAAAGCGGCTTCACTATTTCGGCGAGGACTTTGGCCGCGTTTCCGATTTGACCGTGATCGCGCCGGTGGTCCTCTCACAAGACCTTGTGCGCCGGGTGCCGTTCCTGGTGGAACTCCGCCGGGTGCCGTTCGAACAGCAAAGGCAAATCCTTTTTTTCATTGCCGACCGTCTCCCACGGTTGTCCGGCGGAGCGCTCGACGCCACCGGGAACGGAGCCTACCTGGCAGAGGTGGCCGCCCAGCGGTACGGGGAAAACGTGATCGAACAGGTCAACATGACCGCGCCCTGGTACGCGGAAAACCTACCGCCGTTCAAGGCAGCTCACGAGGAGCACCGCCTCGAATATCCCAAGGATGCGGATGTCCTCGAGGACGTTTGTAGCTTCGAGTTGATCGACGGATTGCCACGGTTGCCGAAAGCAAAGAAAAAGGGCAAAAGTGGTGGGATGCGCCATGGTGACGCCGGAATAGCTTTGCTCCTCGCATACACCGCGGCCCGCACCGAAGCGCAATCCTACCGCTACCACGGGATCTCAACCGGACGCCGAAAGGGGCTTTGATATGCCGATCCTCGACCACCGCGGAAACCCCGTAAAGGTAACCGAGCTCCGACGCGAACACGCTGCACCGACCCTAACCGGAATCCGCAACGCTTGGCGCGAATCGCAAATGACCGGATTGACGCCGACCAAGCTGGCGCGGATCCTCAAGGCGATCGACACCGATACTTATGCCGAGGAATATCTCACGCTGGCCGAGGAAATGGAGGAAAAGGATCTTCACTATTCGTCGGTTCTGAGAACCCGCAAGCTCGCTGTGAGTTCTCTACCTCCGAGAATTGAAGCCGCAAGCGACAAGCCGGAGGACGTTGAAATTGCGGAGTTCGTCGAGGCCGTTCTACTCTCCCGCGAGTATCCATCGATGGCCTTTGACGCAATGGACGCGGTCGCCAAGGGATACTCGATGGTCGAAATCCTTTGGGATATGAGCGAGGAGCGTTGGGTACCGAAAACTTACAAGTATCGTGACCCGCGCTTTTTCCGATACGATATGACCGACCTCGAGACGATCCGATTGATCGACGCCGAACACCCATCCGAGGGCCGCCCGCTACCCGCTTATTGCTTCATTTACCACCTGCCGCACATAAAGAGCGGCGCTCCGTTGCGCGGTGGGCTTGCCAGGCTCGCGGCGTTTTCCTTCATGTGCAAGAACTACACTATCAAGGACTGGATGGCTTTTGCCGAGGTTTACGGGATGCCGCTACGCCTTGGCCGGTACGGTCCGGGCGCCTCCGACGAAGATATTGATACCCTCAAAACCGCGATCCAGAACCTTGGCCAGGACGCTGGCGCGGTGGTCCCCGAAGCGATGGCGATCGAATTTGTCGACGCTACCCGGATGACCGGGAGCGGAGCGGAGCCGGTATTCGGTGGGCTTGCTGACTATCTCGACGGTCAGGTCTCGAAGGGAGTCCTAGGCCAAACGATGACGACCGACGACGGCTCGAGCCTCGCGCAGGCCAAGGTGCATGGTGAAGTCCGCGACGACATCCGGGATAGTGACGCCACTAATCTCGCGACGACGCTGCAACGGGACCTTGTGGTACCGCTGGTAGATCTCAACTTCGGCGAGCGTCGATCGAATGAGTACCCACAACTGGTCATCGGCGCCGAGGAGCCGGAGGACCTCGAGGCGCTGTCAAAAGCCCTTTCCCCGTTCATTGACCGAGGACTCCGCATCGAGGCGAGCGCCATCCGGGATAAATTCGGGCTGGACGAACCCGCCGAGGACGCCGAGATCCTGACCCCGAAAGGCGGTGGCGGTGGCAATCCCGCCGGGCCCGAACCGGAGCCGGAAGCAAAGCCCACCGGTGAGTTCGGAGAGCCGCCCGCCAACGATGACGCCGACGAGGAAAAAGCCGCCGCGCGCCAGATCCTCAGGGTTGCATTCCAGCAGGCGGCCAAGAATCAGGACGCGATCGACGATATGGTCAACGCCGCGGCTCGCGACTGGAAGCCGCAAATGTCCCCGGTTGTCAGCCCGATCCTGGCCCTTGCCGAGCGCGTCGACAACTACGATGATTTCACCGCCGGCCTGCCGTCGGTCCTGGCGGAGATGGATTCGACCCTGTTTGCCGAACGCCTGGCCCTCGAGACCTACAAGGCCCGGGGCCTCGGAGATGCGAAGGACTCCACCGCAACGCTTGCGGCGATCATGATGCCAGACCTGATCGCACTGATGGCCGAAGCGACGACGGTGCAAACGGTCGTATTCGACAAGGCGAAATACTCCGCCGAACAGGCCACCGCCTGGCTCCAGGAAAACGGATTCAAGGCGGCCAAAAAAGATGAGACCGAGGAATCGCTCCGATACCGCCAACGCGAGCCGGGAGACTTCGAGGACGGTAGCTTCCGAACGATCACTCTCAAGGCCGGTATCAAGGCGGTGATCGGCAGGCTGAAGTAATGGGAACGCGCCGCCGCAAGAAAACGCCCCCGCCTCCACCGCCCCCGGATATGCCACCACCGGGGCCGCCCCCGCTCGAGGCTATGGAGTTTTTCGCGGAGAAAGGCCTCCAGATCGGATTCGATTTTCGGGATGTGTGGCGCGAGGAGCATCTCGCCGCGTTCACAGCCGCGAAGATTATGGAGCGGGACATATTGGCCGAAGTCCGCGATACGGTCCAAAAGGCGCTGACCGAGGGTAAGACCTTTCGCGAATGGAAAAAGGAGATCGAGCCTAGCCTAATGCGGTCCGGCTGGATCCGATACCATGGCGGCGGGAAGCTCCACCGATACCGGACGATTTACGATACCAACATGAGAACCGCTCGCGCGGTAGGCCAGTGGGAACGAGTCCAGCGCACAAAGGAGCTTCGGCCGAATCTGATCTACCGCCTTGGGCCCTCGGAGCGCCACCGCCCGGAGCACGAGCTCCTGGACGGTTTTATTGCGCCGATCGATGATCCTGTATGGGGGTCGTACTACCCGCCAAACGGCTGGGGCTGCAAATGTTGGGTCCGTCAGATCTCCGATCGGCAGACAACCCAGCTAGGCGGAGTCAGTCCGCCGAAACCTATCGAACGCGTACGCCACGTGAACAAACGGACCGGAGAAGTGAGCTTTCCGCCGCGTGGCGTCGATCCCGGATGGGACTATTCGCCCGGTGATCGGTTCGCTGGTCTCCAGGGGTAGACAAAATATCCCGACTCGGCTACGTTCGTTGACGTGATCTTCAGCTCTTCGCATGTTGCACGGATTGACCTGGCCCTTTGTCAAAACGACGGGGGCCAGGTCTCACGTGCGGTCTGCCGGGAGCTCCCGAAAACCGCCGACGCGCCCGATTGGATTGAGCTCATACCGGCCGGAAACACGGTCGAGGGCCTGGACGGACGCAAGTTCTCAAACGCTGAGCCCGAACGCATTATCGAGGCCTTCGCGAAGCATCCACACGACATCCCTCTTGACTGGGAGCACTCCACCGAGCTCAAGGCGCCCGAGGGTAACGAAGCCCCGGCGGCCGGTTGGATAAAAGAGCTCCAGATCCGCGAGGGCGCCATTTGGGCCAGGATCGAATGGACGGAGCGCGGCCGACAATCGGTTATCAACCGAGAATATCGCTACGTCTCTCCGGCCTTTCTGCACACCAAACAGGGCGAGATCATCCAGCTGGTTTCGGCTGGCTTGACAAACAGGCCGAATCTACGTTTACCATCCCTCAATCAGCACACCCCCGAGGAGCCCGAAATGGATCCCAAACTGTTGGCCCTTTTGCAACTGGACGAAAAAGCGACGCCGGAGCAAGTCCTCGAGGCAGTCAAGAGCTTACACGCCCAAGGCGAAAAGCTCGCGAAGGATTTGGAGCTCGCAGTCCAGGCCCGCGAGACTCCGCCGTTGGACAAGTGGGTACCGCGCGCTGACTACGACGCCGCGACGAACCGCGCCGCCGAGCTCCAGACCACGATCGACAAGGCCAAGACCGAAACCCTCGAGGCCGAGATCAAGGCCGAGATCGACGCCGCCAAGAAAGCCGGCAAAGTTGCGCCCGCGACCGAGGCTTACCACCTGGCCGCTTGTCGCCAGGAAGGCGGGTTGGAGCGCTTCCGAGAGTTCGTGAAGACGGCTCCCAAGATCATTGACAACCCGGAGATCCCAAAGGATCCGAAGGCCCCCGAAAAAAAGGATCTGGACGACCTGAGCGCCGCGATCTGTACCAAGATGGGACACGACCCGGACGAGCTGGCAATGTTCAAGGCCGACCCGAAGAAGTGGGAAGCGCAGTTCGCTAAAAAGGACTGAGCCCGATCGATCAAACCGCACAACCGGAACCCGAACCGAGGTAATCCAAAATGACCGCACTGATCGCAGATCGAGACACTCCCCGCCGTGACGGTGAGCAATATGAATTCCCGATGGCCGCAGCAACCGAGGCATTTAGCGGCGGTATTGCAGTGCTTGATGCGTCCGGCAACGCCGAGCCCGGAACCACCGCAACCGGCAAGGTCGCCGTTGGTCGTTTTGAAGAGTACAAAACCAACACCGGAGCCGCGGCAGCTGAAACGATCAAGGTGAGGGCC